GAGAAATTACACGGATGTTTAAGAAGCTCATTTACGATGATTCTCGTGAGGATGTTCTTCATAAGAAAGTCGTGAATGAGTTTATGGAGTGTGATGATGCCCTTCCCGATTCGATTGATTCGGTCGAGAATGATTTTTATCTCACTCCTGTTTCGTCAATGATTCTCTCTGATCTATTCAACTACGATCCGAGATTGCTCAAAGCGAAACACGGCCCTGGTAGCGTCGCGGAGTCCCATTCACCAAACCAGAAGTGGCAAGGTGTAGTATCTGACATGGTAAAATATGCCAGTTACGCTACGTCATTCGGTTTTGACACTTTCATTTTTGATAGTGTCAGTGACCAGCATCGTTGTAGTAAGATGCTAACCGAAGACGTAGATGGTCTCTATGACGCCCCTGCTGGCATTGCTAAGCTTATCAGTGTTCCCAAGAGCTCAGTTGCTCGAAGGACCATTACCATGGAACCCGTGTTGAAACAGTTTTTTCAACAAGGTTTGAATACAGTGCTGCGTGATTCTATATCACGTTGCTCTATATTACGTGGTTGCTTAGCTTTGTCCGACCAGTCACGCAATCAAATTGCGTGCTTGGAAGGATCCCGTACCGGCAAGATCGCTACGATTGACCTTTCGGCTGCTAGTGATAGATTATCTTTACAACTCGTAAAGAAGATCTTCGCTAGTAAGACCCTCTTCATTGAGGATCTCGAACGTACACGATCGAGTTATGTTCAGATTGAAAAATCTGTTCATAAGCTCCGCAAGTATGCCGGTATGGGTAACGCAACGACATTTCCCGTACAGTCTGTTGCATTCGCCTGCTTAGCGATATGCAGCATTCTGTCTAAGGACCGGCTTCGGCCCACCTTAGGAAACGTTATGCGTGCCAGCAGAGTACTCAGAGTCTATGGCGATGATATAACCATACCTTCTGAGTACGTCGCCAGTTTAAACACCTGGTTGACTTTTTATGGTTTAAAGATCAATCATAAAAAGTCCTTTTCCACAGGATTCTTTAGAGAATCATGTGGGGTTGACGCCTTCCATGGACAGGATGTTACTCCCCTCTATGTGAAGTCGTTACCAGGTCTCCTCCTGGGCAAATCAGACCTTATCCCGCATTTAGTCGCCTTATCCAACGCAAGTTGGATGAGAGGACTTTATTCGGTTTCCAACTTAATATCCCGATATGTAGAAGCATCTGTTGGTGCTCTACCTGTCGGCTCTGTTAAGTCGGGTGGCCTGGTCTGGGTCAGTCGTGTTGATGCTACTGTCGCACAAAAGTGGGACAGGAAGTCACAACAGCTCGTTTTCCGAGCCTTAACTGTCAAAGGCGCTCGCGCCGATGA